AAGTAACGGATAAAAAAATAAATCAAATTTTTTATTTCTTTTAAACATTAAATATGCAGAAGTCCAACCGATAACTAACGCAATTATTGATGATTCTAGATTATAACACATATATTTCCTATATTTACTATATAATTAATTTTTTTGATACATAATACATATTATATATTTTGTTATAATATACAATAATGAACCATTATAATTCACAGCAACTAATTCAGTTTATTATTATGACCTTAGTAGGGATTGCATTTAACCCAATGAATATACTTGCTTTTCGTTTTAGTGATCTCTATTTATCCACAACACTTGTCTACGGCAGTTTTTTAATGGCATCGAATATGATATGGGCACACGAATTAGTTCATTATTTTTCTATGGGGCATTTTAATAAATATATATTTGGTGTTGGTGTAGCATTATCACTGACGGTTAGTGTTTTCTTATTACGAACTCAATTCTTAGTAGACGACAATCAATGGTTACGGCGTATGATAAGTCATCATTCAACTGCTTTAACCACTTCACATAAAATCTATAATAAATCCACTAATCCAACCATAAAAAAATTAGCAAAGGATATCATAGAAACACAAGAAAGAGAGATTACGTTAATGAAAACGTTGGTAAACTAAACTAGTAAGTGGCAAGTTTTTATGGTTTATAAATATTACAGTATATTACATCTTTTCAAAAATACCTTCTAATTTCAATAAAACTGGCAATGGAATATAATCAGTAATTGTCGGTGCAAATAATTCAGTAAATTGTTCCGAATGGCAAATCTTTTCTTTATCCACTGTATTTTGACTGTGACCAGAAATAACAATTGTTTTCATTGGGTCTAATTGAATCATTGGTTCTGTAAAATCATTTGTAAAACTTGGTTCTTCGCCACGTGATAATCCATTTTTGTGTGAATGGTTTTCCAAATACTCACGTTTATAAGCAAGACAATTGTTAGTAGAATGTCTTTCACCAAATCCTTTAGATTGGAAGAAGGTTTTGGTTAAATAAAAGTAGATGTAAGCGCGCGAACAACCGGCAATAAGTGCGTTGGAAGAAGAAGTAGTTAGCATATGAACTGCGTGACTAATACGCGTAGGTGGGTAATAATCATCGTCGTCCATACACACAATAATATCTCCACGACATGCGTTATTTCCATTATTACGTAAATCACTCAAATAGCGTGGATGATGTGTTCCCAAAAAGGTATTGTAGGGAATATATTTAATATTAAACGGTAATGTTTGCATATCAATATGCGAAAACAGATACGTTTCATTTGCAGTTGCCTCCGCTTCCGTTTGACTGCCTTCTACAATGACCCATTCTACAACATTTTTATAAATTTGCTGTTTGATTAATCGCGATAAAACGAGCATACATTCTCGGCGTGAATATTGAGACACAGTAAGAATGGAAACGGTGAGGGTAGTAGATGTAGCACACGACATTTTTGATATTATGCTATAAGGTTTATATAGTATAATATATGGTATAGTTTAAATCAATTTTATTACTTTCTTAAACTAAACAAGAAAAGCAGTTCTTGCACGCCTTCTTAATGTTCGGTTGAACCAACGCCAATTTCACACACATATCAAACAATCGCTTAAATTGTTCTTTTTGTCCGTCATCTTCCGGAAACAATTTATAGTGGGTCATAATGTAATCGTATAAATCGTTAATTTTTTCCGCCAATTCTTCAATCGTCATTTTGGGACTGGTCGGCGCCATCAATAATTCCGTAATCAATAACATAATTTCCGGAATATCATTATGGTCAATTTTGCCGTCTTTCATAATCGCCGTAACCGATTTTTGAATACGTAAATGAAAATCAATCAACTCTTTAGTTTGGTGTGCCATTTTATAATATTATGTAATAATCGTATATAATATTATTGTTAAAATTAACGCGTAATATTATATGCTATATAAAGTTAAATAAGGATAGATAAAGTTTTAATATTTATTCTTCCTTTGCCTTCTCCTCTGCCATCTTTGCCTCCACTTCCTTAAGCGCATCTAGCATTTCAGTGGGCAACTCTCGCACCTTTGCCACATTACCAAGACCATGGTCAGAGTGCTTACCAGTAACCACATTTTCACCATCAAACAATTCCTTACGCAAATCAGCAACCGAAATTTCCTTTTGTTCGCCATGTTCATCAATGTCCTTCACACTCACCAAATTTCCTTCATCATCAATAGTTTGTGTCAGAACATTGCCACTTTCAATTGCCTTTTTCTTGTTGTCCTCAATCGCCTTTGCTTTAGATTCCTTGATACGTTTATCAAATTCAACCTTTGCTGAAGATTCATTCTTGGTCTTTTCTTGCATCAATTGGTTCAGTTCGTCTTCCATGTATTCAACCCGCCCTGTTTTATAGGATTCAGGGTGAAACGGCATCCACATACCCACAGGTCCAACATACACGTCATGATTCGGGTCAACTTCACGCAACAACTTGCAACGCATTTCCGCTTCTTCTTGAGTAGGATAAGAACCACGCACCTTTAATCCACGTACACTCGTCTGAAATTTATGTTCTTTATTAAAATCTTCCAGTAATCTTTCATCATTCATATCAATAAAATTTTTAAAATCATCTTCCACGGAAGAAGCAGTAATACTGTCCTTTTCATCCTTACAAAAATCTTGTAAATCTTTAGAAACATTATCGAAATTCAAATTGTATTTATACGAAACAAAACTCAAAAATTGATTGAATTTTTCAATAGATTTATTCATATCCCACTGTTTTAGGAATTGTTGGAAATTATACATTTCGCGCTGTTTAATGACCTTTTCGGGCGAAATAAAAGAAACACACGTAAACTTTTGTCCGGCAATAGACTTATCTTCATCTAACACATCCACATATTTGTTATTAACCGTTCCGTCAGGATTAATACGATGAGGGAAACTATCTTTATTATCGGTCATTCTATATAATTTATAAATAATGAGAATATTTTAAGTTGTTTTATACATAAAGTTATAGTTTAAGAAAGATATATTATATTTATTATTATATTTATTATTATATTTATATTAAAATCTTTTTTCTTTATAGTTAATATAAATATGTTAGGTATTGATGCCAAAGAGTTAATTAAAAGAGCTATTAAATATTTAGTGGAAGGTTTAATGGTTGCTATTGCCGCTTTTGCCATTCCTCAACAATCTCTCAAGTTCGATGAAATTGCGTTGATTGCACTTACTGCCGCGGCGACCTTTAGTATTTTGGATACCTATGTCCCCAGTATGGGTGTGAGTGCTCGTTCTGGTGCTGGGTTCGGTATCGGTGCCAATTTAGTTAACTTTCCGGGTGGGTTTTAAATGATTTAAATTATAAAATTATATAATTATTGAAAATAATCAATTATATAATTATTGAAAATAATCAATTATATAATTATTGAAAATAATCAATTATATAATTATTGAAAATAATCAATTATATAAAACATCAAATTGTAGGTATATATTCCCATCCCAATTCCTCACATATATTCTTCCAAATTTCATCTTGTTCAATTCGCTTTTCTCTATCTTTTAGCATTGGAAAATATGGTAGAAAATGACGCTGATTTAACAATTCACATAATTTATAAACCGTATAATAATAATTTAAAAAATTTACTCTATCATCCGGGCAAAATTTAGCATATGGACCTTGAATATCCATAAATAAATTACATAAGGTATTTTCCAAATCAGAACTCATAATCGGCGGTTTTATACCTAGTTTGTCCTTTATAAATGGGATATGTTCATAATATTTATTATATCCAAGTTTTTTTAGTATATCTTTTGTTCTCTTATTAGTTAATTGATAAATATCAATTCTCTCTTTTTTTATTTGCTGAATAATATTTTCAATGACTTCATCAGGTATTTGAGTAGTTTCCTTTGCTTGAAACTGTGCCAATATTTCCCGAAAATGATTAATACGCTTATATGCATAAAAACATACTTCTTTAGGAGGTTCTTTATAAGAAGGTTTTTCATTTTCAACCAAATATTTAATGCTTGTTGAACAATTATTGCATATCATAATTCCTTCATAATCAACAGCAATCATTTCTCCTTTATTGCAAAAATTACAAATATCAGTTTCCATTACAAAATTGTTAATATCTAAGAAACTCTCATCAACATTTCTCATATATGTCTGTATATTCTTCTTTTCATTATACAAATCATCGCTTAAAGTGGTATCTTCTGATTTTATTTTAAAAAAATTATCTAATAATGTAGTTTTGTTTTCACAATCTGCAATTTTCTTTTTATTTTCAAAGTAATCAAATACATAAGAAGAGTTATTAAGGTAGTATTCTTTTTCTTTCCTTTTTATTATTTGTATTTGTTCTGTTAATAATTTAATTTTATCACTCATCTCTAGTTGTTCATCTATAGTAATATTTCCTCTTTTTAACTTGGTTTTTATTTTTCTTTTTTCATTTATTAAACGTGGTAATTCTTCTTCTTTCAAATGATTAATATCTTCAATAATTTCTTTATGTTTACTATCTACTGTCGTTATATTCTTTTTAGAAACAACAATTTTTTTTAAATTTTTAGGTTTAAATGTTGGCATATATAATTATATGTATATGCCATTTATTTAAGCAAAAACAAAAGAATTTGGTTTAGAAATAGTTTATGTTTTCTATTCTATTCCTAACAATGGATTTTGATATAAATGTTCCAAATAATCTGAATATTGATTTTATACAGTTACAAAAAATGTTGTTTATTTGGAATGCTTTAGACTCTGGGTGGTCGGTTAAAAAACGTGAAAATAAGTTTTTCTTTTCAAAAAAACACGAGGGAAAAAAAGAAGTATATTTAGACACATATTTAAATAACTTTATTGAATCAAATTTAAATTCAACAAATAAAAAGCAAGTATAGAAAAACCTATATTATTGATTTATATACAATTATACTATTAATACATATTAGGTCATATTGCAATGTATATAATTGAACCAATATATATTTTAATAATTAAATGATTAAGTTTAATTATTAAATTTAATCATTAAGTTTAATTAATGTTTTTTTCATGAATTTTTTTTCTTTAGCAATAGTATAACACAATGGGAGGAGGTTTGATGCAACTCGTAGCTTATGGCGCTCAAGACGTTTACCTTACTGGTAATCCCCAGATTACCTTCTGGAAGGTGACTTACCGTCGCCACACTAACTTCTCGATGGAATCCATCGAACAAACCTTTAACGGTCAAGCCGACTTTGGTCGCCGCGTGACCTGCACCATCAGCCGTAATGGTGATTTGGCTTACCGCACCTACCTTCAGGTGACTCTGCCTGAAATTAACCAGAATATGGGTAACACTGGTGGAAACGGTGTGTGGGCCCGCTGGCTCGACTTCCCTGGTGAGCAAATGATCTCCCAGGTTGAGGTTGAAATCGGTGGTCAACGCATTGACCGACAATATGGTGACTGGATGCACTTGTGGAACCAGCTTACCCTCTCCAAGGAACAAGAACGTGGTTACTACCGTATGATCGGTAACACCACCCAGCTTACCTTCGTTACCGACCCCTCGTTCTCGGCGGTTGACGGTCCCTGCTCGTCCTCGGCGCCCACCCAGGTGTGCGAACCCCGCAACGCCCTCCCTGAAACCACTCTCTACGTGCCCCTTCAGTTCTGGTACTGCCGAAACCCCGGTCTTGCCCTCCCCCTCATTGCCCTTCAATACCACGAAGTCAAGATCAACCTTGACCTTCGCCCTATTGATGAGTGCTTGTGGGCCGTCGCTGACCTTGGGTGCACCGGTTCTTCCAGCCAGCGCGTGACCAACGCCTACAACCAGTCCTTGGTTGCCGCCTCGCTCTACGTTGACTACGTCTTCTTGGACACTGATGAGCGTCGCCGTATGGCACAGAACCCCCACGAATACCTCATCGAACAGCTTCAGTTCACTGGTGATGAATCCGTCGGTTCCTCCTCCAACAAGATCAAGTTGAACTTCAACCACCCCTGCAAGGAGTTGGTCTTCGTCGTTCAACCCGACACCAACGTGGACTACTGCTCGTCTTTGACCTGCGGAACCACCCTCTACTCTGCTCTTGGTGCTCAACCCTTCAACTACACTGATGGTATTGATGCCCTCCCTAACTCCATCATGGCGTTCGGTGGCAAGACTTCAGTTATTGGCAGTGGATTTGTCAACTCGTCTGGTCTCTTCGCTGATGCCGGTGCCGTTGATGTTACCACCACTGATAACATTCAGTGGACCGGAGGTGCGGACAATGGTGCTTACCCCGATTTTGCCAGCGCCCAAGCCTCGGGTGTGTCCGATGCCGGAACCTTTGTGCTGGCCGAGTCGTCCCTCGACATGCACTGCTGGGGTCAAAATCCCGTTGTCACTGCCAAGTTGCAACTCAACGGTCAAGACCGATTCTCTGAACGCGAAGG